ATTCCCGATATGCTTGCAGATGCTGCCAATGCTTTTTTAAGTTATGACTGGTTAAGCATCGGTGCCGACATTATCAGTGGCATTGTTAACGGAATTGTCGGTGCTGCAGGACAAATTGGACAGGCTCTATTAGATGCAGCAGGTAGTGCATTTAACAGCGTCCTTGGTTTTTTTGGTATTGGATCACCTTCTCGACTGATGAGGGATAAAGTTGGTAAATGGTTACCGGCTGGTATTGCTGTCGGAGTGGATGCAAACACGGATATGTTAAGACAGTCTATGAATAAAATGTCGGATGAAGTACTAAATGCATCTTTATCTACAGTGTCAGGGTTAGAGGATTATCAACCTACATCGATGTCATATTTGGATAGTGGTTTTAGTACAAATACATTATCAGATAGTACAATCGTTAAGCTTGGAAACTATATTATTCAAGCTATTTTGACGCAGGGAAGACAAATCCAGGAAGGTATAACGAATATACGAATTATTTCCAACAATCGGGAAATAGCTAGACTTATAGCTGATCTTGGTTTCCAGAAAGGATGATGTTATGGATCTTTACTATTTAAATTCGAAGGGTGATAAAATTGAATTGAACGGTGATCAATATATATTTTCCGATGGAAACTTATTTGATTATGAATGGAGTCATACAGATTTTGAAGGGCTTAACAAAAACAGAATTAAGCGTATTTACAAATCTGTAACCACAAGAAATTGTAAAATAGGGATACGTCCAAATTTAAGTTTGAACTATGATGAGCGCATAAGAAATTTTGAATCATTAGTAGAACGACTATATGAAGTTATTGAATATGATGTGATCAACAATACGTTAGGTAAATTCTATGCAGGCGAAGAATATATAGAATGTATGCTGATAGCATCATCTAAATCGGAGTGGCGAAAGGCCACTCCTTTTCTATACAATGAGATGACTGTGCTGATTCCAAATCCAATTTGGATAACAGAAAAGAAGTTGGAGTTTAAGCCAATTACCAATATGGCTTCTACAAGTCAATATTTGGAATATTCATACGATTACAGGTATGAATACTTTCAGGAAGACGTAGGAGCCAAGTCAATAACGCTTGACCATTTCACAGATTCAGATTTTAAAATGATCATTTATGGTCCGTGTGTAGATCCCAGAGTTTTGATTAATGATAGCCCGTATCAGGTTTTAACTACCTTGGAAAGTAATGAATATATAGTTGTAGATTCAAGAGAAAATACAATTGTTAAACATATGGTCAATGGGCTTGAGAAAAATATATTCGATTTACGTTTAAAAACATCATCCATCTTTAAAAAGATTTCTTATGGAAGTGTTTCTTTCAATTGGGACGGTACTTTTGGGTTTGATATAACCATTTATTTGGAAAGGAGCCAGCCAATATGGAGTTTCTAATTACGGATGATGAAGGGCATGAAATCGGTGTGTTGGATCATTGTGAGATTGATATTGAATGTGGTGGAAGTGATGATTTTGAACTAGAGTTCGATGTATCAGATGTTCATGAATATTTAACATTCAATAGTCGAATTTTTACATTAAAGGATGAATTCGGTGGTCTCATAAAGAAAATAAAGAGCGATACATCTCAAAATACAGTTACTTTTTCAGGGCCTACCTGGCGAGGGATGTTGAAGAAAAAAATAATTGAACCACCTGGCGGTCAGGACTACAGGATTGTTAACGGTGATATTACTTCAATATTGATAGATTTAATTGATAAGGAATTTGGCGGATTGATTCGTGCATCAAAACAAATGACAGGATATATTGTCCGTTCTTTTCAGTTCGATCGGTACGTAACTCTTTATGATGGTCTGTCAAAGATGTTGAATCAAGCAGGATACAAACTTGTCATTCGGTATGCTCAGGGAGAGAGGGGCGCATCTGGTCATGTTCAAATAGCGGCAGAGCCTATCAATGATTACTCAAATCGATTGGAGTTTTCGCAAGATTATGGCCTTAACTTTATTGCCGAGGACGATAAAGGTGTTGTTAATCATTTGATTTGTTTAGGCAAGGGAGAGTTAAAAGACAGAATTGTTTATCACTTATATCTTCAACAAGATGGCAGCATCGGGCAGTCAAAATATTATTCAGGATCAGATGAAATTGTGGAAGTCTATGATTCTAATAATTCTGAGGGACAAGAGTTAATCGATGCAGGTAAAGAAAAGTTTATAGATTTAATCAAAGCGAAGAAAATTACAGCTAATGCGGATGATCTATCAATTGAGGCAGATATAGGGGATATTGTCGGAGGTCGTGATTTTGTTACAGGTTTTTATACAGCACAGCCAATTGAACGTAAGATCTATAAACGTTCAGACGATGAGAAAATCGAGTACCGATTGAAGGGAGATGAGTAAATGGAAATTGTTACAGGTTATGTTGGTCGAGCACATATTACTGCAGAGCATGACAGACTTCTAAATCGAGCAATCTTTGGAAATGACTCGGTTATTACGAATCTGGGAATGAAGATGAGAGCTGATTTAATTTCCAACAACGAGATTCGTATAAGGGATGGAGGATTGATGCAGCAAGGTTGCTTTGCGGTGATTCCGATAAATACTTATGAATCTTGCACGATCCAAAATGGAACACAGGGAATGCAGAGAGTAGCATTGATTGTTTCCAGATATGAAAAAAACTCAGGAACTGGCGTTGAGAGTATACGATTAAGAGTGATTGATGGTACGCCTTCTGTATCGAACCCAAGAGATCCCTCTTATATTAAAGGGGATATTTCCAACGGTGATCTGGTTGATGAGTTTCCTCTTTACAGGGTTACTATCAATGGACTTAATATTACGGAGATCAAGGCGCTTGCCAAACCGGTTTTAAGTATGGCCGATGCTGTATATAAGAGGTAACGATATGAATGAAATTCATATTATACGTGGGGACTCAGCGGAATTTAATGTTGAAATACTAACGAACGATAATCAGAAATTTATTCCGCATGATAATGATACGTTAGTGTTTACTTTGAAAAAGACAACAATCTCTAATGCTGTTATTTTGAAGAAACCTGTTGTTGACGGTCTTTTTCGCCTGGACCATCAAGATACAAATACTCTTGCATACGGAGAGTATGTATATGATATACAGCTTACACAGTCGAATGGTGAGGTAACAACAGTGATTCCTCCATCACTGTTTGAAATTCTACCGGAGGTAAACTTTGACTAAGCTTACAGGAAAACTAACACAAACACAGCCATTAGTCGGCAATATTGGTGCGGTTGGGAAACCCGGCAAAGATGGCGTATCGCCAACTGTGGAAGTAGTACCAATTGATAATGGCAACAAAGTATCTATTACCGATGTTAACGGAATAAAAGAGTTTACTGTCATGGATGGTCAAGAAGGGCCACCAGGTCCACCCGGTGAAACAGTGGCGTACGATGATACGGAAATCAAAAAAAGGATCGTTAGTTTGGAAGATGAATCAATCATTGGACGTAATTTGCTGGATGTACAAGGATTAAATCGTATTGAAATCACAAAAGATACAGAGTACGGCATTTATCAGGAGATACCTGTTAAAAGTATCGTGGATCTCTCCACGTTAAAAGGGAAAACATTTAGCTTTTCTTTTGTTGGGTATCGGAATGGTGAAGGGATAAACACTAAAAATCCACAGGAGAAAACTGTTGATGTCAGAGGTAGATTTGGTGCTCATCTAGGTGTGCAATGGTACAACCATAATATTCCACCCGCTAAAATTAGTCAGTGGGTATTTGCTAGCAGTGATTTAGGCGATATGCTTTATAACAAATCACTTGACGGCATCAAAAGAAATACTTTTAGAGTTCCACTTACGTACTTTAAAAATGGTATTAATGGCGATACTATTGATAGATTCTATGTCTTAATTTACATCACACAAAAACCAACTGATGATGAAATTTGGTACTTGCAGGATTTTAGACTAGAGTTAACATCGGCAATTGATGGGATGCCATACAATAGTGTGATATGTCTTGAAGGCAACGCTAATCCTACCGACTATTATGGCGGGGATTTGGTTAACATCGGAACTGAAAGCAAGTTTGGAAAGACTTTAAAATATTGGCAGAAACTAGATCATAAACCATAGGAGGAAAAGAAATGAAAGTAGTATTTAATGATCTGTCTGAAATGACGATCCAAGACTTTAGATTTGTTGAAGGGCGTTTAAACATTAAGACGTTAACTGAACCGGAAGAGTTAAGAAAAACTTTTTCAGAAGTCACGAAGACAAGAAAAATGAAAATTGTTTATGACGATGAGTCAGAGCTGGAAATAGACGGCTATACAGAAATGTATTCTTTAGAAAAATATACCGGAAAGATCTACGGAATTAACATGTATAAACCGGCAGAAACACCGGAAGCAAAAGAGGAGGCATTGGCAGATGTTGTTAAGCTGGCCAAGCTGCAGGCCAAGAAACTGGATGATGTTACGGCTTTGGAATTACCTAATCTATTTGATGAGTGGGATTCTACAAAGCATTACATCGTAGGCGATCGATGCACTTTTAACGGAGTGCTCTATAAATGTATTCAATCTCACGATGCACAACCAAACTTGAATCCGTTAGATGCTCACAGTCTATGGGCAAAGGTTCTAGGCGGCCAAGATGGAACCATCGGCGAATGGGAACAGCCAAACGCATCCAATACCTACTCTAAAGGCGATCGAGTAACTCATAATGGAAAGACTTGGGAATCGATGGTTGATAAAAACGGATGGGAACCTGGCGGAGCCGGCGTGTACGAAACAATTTGGAAAGAGATAAAATAGGAGGCAACATATGAACATTCAAATTTTGAGTCGGGGGGGGGTGCGCATTATCTAATTTTTGCGCACTCAACTATCGGAAAGGTGGTGTACTTCTAGGCAAGGTACACCAGATTAGATGTTAGTCGATCGTTACGGAAATAATGTACAAGATTATGAAATCGTCAAAGCAGGTCGTGTAACTTGTAGTTATTACAGTGCGAAGTGGTTAAGAGGTTCTGTTAGCTTGGGTTTAGATACAACAAGTGGATTTTATGCCATTGTATCAATTGTATATGTTGATGGAACCGCAATCACGCAAACTGAAAATGTCACTTATGAAATATCTAACGGCTCATTAGTGATTTGGGCGCAAGGTAATTATGTGAGTGGACATTTGCTTGACGTATCATATCAAATTGTAAAATCTACAGACTAGCATCCCTTGTCTAGCAATTATGCTAGTAGATAGATTTGGAAATGCTTTTCAAAATTTAAGTGAACAAGAACAGGACACAGGAGAAAAATGGATTGACGGTAAGATAATCTACAGAAAAACAATAAACACGGGTGAGCTGACACAGGGCCGGCAAAAGCAAATCGAACATGGAATAACTAATATTGGTAGTTATCGAGCTATTGATTCTAGTAACTCATATGGTGTAGATAGTGGAGTTTATTTCCATTTACCTAAACCGGATACAGACCCTAATGGTGTTGTATCAATGTATATTACATCTCGTTATGTCGGTTTGACTTGTGCTTCCGCCGCCAAAGCTCAAAGTTCATTTGTGACACTTAGATATACAAAAACGTAAAAGTGCAGAATTAGAGATATGCAATCTCTATGATTAAAAACTTTACAATTTCAAACGGGGGGGGGCAAGCAAAAACTAATCTGCTTGTACTCTCCAAAGAAAGAAGGTGGACAACTAGATAGTGTCCACGTGAGAATATGCTAGTCGATAGATATGGTAATACGTTCCAATCATTGACCAATGTTGAAAAAAAGACGGGCGAAACATTCATTGATGGAAAACCAATTTATATAAAAACACTTCGCTTTGATGAACGAGGATCATCTTTAAATAGTTGGCATAAATTGTCCGATTTAGGTTTATCAAATGTGAATGATATATGGATTGATGAATCGAATTCTTTCGTTCATGTTGAAACATCATCTTATAGTGGATTTCAAAGTGTAAATACTTATACTGCTTCAAACGACTATAAGAGAGCAATGATTTCTGTTGCGGATGGTCTAAATTTAAATTCGCAAGATGGGAATGATATTAATATGGCATGGATTATTACAATTAAATACACAAAAACTACCGATTAGACACTATCTAGTGAATTTATGTTCACTGACAGATATGGAAATGAATTACAAACTACAAAGGGAAGTAAACAAATTACTTTAGGAACGGACAAAGTAACTCTTTCATGGTATAGACAAGGAAATGTAGTAACTTACTCATTAGAAGGAACTTTATCTTCTTCAAGTGGAAGTAGATACGCATTTAGCGATTTCTTGCCATTTAATCATCCGAGAGTATCAAGTGTTATATCTTCATTTGTTGCTCAAACGGATTTGAAAACCTATGGCGATATTTTAGTGGATGGAAAAGAAATAATACTACATCTACCATCATATGCTGCTGCTTTAACTATCCGTTCTACATTTACCGTTGTAGTAGCAGATTAGTTGCGACTTTATGCAACTAGTTGATCGATACGGAAACAATAAAAATAGTATTTTGGTGGTTACAGGGAATGTTGTTAAATACGTAAATAATAGCTATTCAGTAACAATGCATACTTTAGATCAAATAAAAGATATGTTTAAAAATAAGTATGGAGTTACACCTAGCTCGAATTACGCTCCTGATTATTTTGCGGAATACGGAAACGCAAACATGCAAGCTATGGGAACTCATGTAGATGGATCAATGTATTCTAATTCATCGGGATACTTAGCAACATTCAAAGATCCTGTAACAGGAGATATACATATTACATATATGTATGTTTACGATACTTCAAAAGGTGTTGAATAAGGAGGATTTTATGGAACAAATCGTTGAAACAATTATGCCTGCGGTTTTGCAGTTGGCAGGAACCGTGCTTATGTGCGTGGCTGGTGTCGTAGGATATCAGATCAAGAAAGAGTATAACAAATATGTGGATAATCAAACCAAGTACGATATTGTGAACAGTACTGTAGAATATGTCGAACAGGTCTACAAAGATATCCACGGAGAAGAGAAGCTGCAGAAAGCTTTGGACAGAGCATCGGAGTTACTCACAGATGCAGGAATCACTGTAACGACAACCGAATTAGAAACTTTAATTGAAGCCGCTGTTAATGGATTTAACGGTGTCTTTAATGCATCTGTAGAGGAATAAGATGGAAGACTTATTTACTCAGGTTGTAGTAGCCATAGTAACCGCCATGTGCGGTTACATCGTTTGGCTGCTAAAGGACATTAGAAAGCAAGCCAAAGTGCGAGATGAGCGTGAAGAAATTGAAAAGCAGGCCAATCGAAAAGGAACTCGATGCCTTTTAAGGCAGCAGATCATCGACTACCATGACCGCTATATTGAACGTGGAGAAATCACACCACATGGCTATGAAAATCTCATCGAGATGGCTGAAGCGTACGAAGCACTTGGCGGAAATGGAAAAGTGAAGAAGATGGCGCTTGAACTAAAAGAGCTGCCAATTCGAGAATAGGAGGAAAAGTCATGAAAGAAATAGAAGTTGTAACTGGTGTTACGGAATATCCTGAATTAACTCCGGAAATGGAAGAAGAACTTTCTAACGGAAAAGGAGATGACGAAGATGCATAGTCCTTTAACAAATAAAATCATGTTAGCTAGTCCATACAACTATTCAGTTGGACGTAGTGGATATAAGGTATGCAAAATTACACCGCATCACATGGCCGGAGTACTTACTGCTGAGCAGTGTGCAGCAACATTCCAAAATCCAAATCGTGGTGCTAGTGCCAATTATTGCATCGGATATGATGGGACGATTGTATGTAACGTAGATGAAGTAAACCGAGCATGGACGTCATCTAATGGTGTAAACGATTGTCAAGCTATAACGATTGAAGTTTCCAACAGCCAAGCCGGCGGTAATTGGCCAATTTCAGAAGCAAGTTGGAACAGTTTAGTCAATCTGTGTGTTGATATCTGTCAACGTTATGGATTTAGACTGACTTTTGACGGTACTCCCAATGGATCTCTAACGATGCATAAGATGTTCTCTGCAACATCTTGTCCGGGTCCTTACTTAGAAAGCCGAATGCCTGAATTGGCGGCTACAGTCAATGCTAGATTGGATGGCGGAAGTGCTCCAAGTCCTACTCCTACACCTACACCAAGTACAGAAAAGTATGGTGTTGGAACGCAGTGCTGCACGAATACTTTAGCTACATCAAGCACAGGTGGCAAAGTCTATAAAGGTGACTGGGAAGGTACTATTACTAAAGTGGTATCCGGTGCTCCTTATCCTTATTTATTAAATAACGGTACAGGTTGGACAAATGATACCGGTATTGATACTGATCCTCATGTTCCGGGACAAACCGCAGCAGACCAAATCTTGACTGTTGGCTCTGTAGTAACATCAGTGGCTATGTCTTTATTAGCTAACGGTGGTACTCGTACTATTAACGGTGATGAGTGTGTAAACGTACCGGCATTAGGTGAATGGTTCCCAACTAAGTTCCTTAGCGAGTACGATGCATCCGATGGGGCAAAAGATAACTACTTAGCTAATGACAAGGCCAAAGTCTATGTAGATCAATGCACAGTGGAGGCTATCAACATACCTTATAATTTGGCACAGATTCACGGTATTTGGGTATCTGCCACACCATTAACGGAGCTTGTCAACGGTAAGTGATAACCGAAAGACGAACCGATGATAATCTAGGGGATTGGTACTATAATGCCAACCCCTATTATCAAAGGGGATATGGACTGCCGAACTGTACTTGCTACGCATGGGGTAGATTGTCAGAGATTTGTAACGCTCCTGTTACATTCTACGGAGGCAATGCGATCATGTGGGCGAGCCGTCGTGAAATGAAACAGATACCATCTCCAAAGATTGGAAGCTGTATCATTTATTCAGGCGGTATTACTGATTCATTAGGACGTTTGTGTGGCCATATCGGTGTTATTGAACATTTATACGATGATGGTTCAATTGACGTTTCCATGAGTTCATTTGGCGGTTATATGTGGAGATTATACAGGCTAAGTCCTAATGATAATTACCACATTCCCGATTCCTACGGATTAACATTCGTAGGATTTTTTATGTATGATGGTGTGCAGGCAATCTATGATCAGGAAGCACGTATCCAACAGGAAAGAAAAGAAGCAGCTTATAATCAACTGCAAAAGTCCGTGGAGCTTAGATCCATACAACCTGTTGATGATTTACTTACACCTTATTATTATATAGAAAGCGAAAAGGTATATCTAAACAGTATCGATGCGCTGCCAATGGTGGTATGTATTGGTCTGTTGCTTTTGAAAAAGCTGCTTAATTTTTGTTAGTTGAATTATAAAACTATTTTTGTTAGCTGTGTTGGGAGGGCTTAGGCTCTCCCGTTTTTTTTGTGCTATAATCCTATTTGAAAGGTAGGATAAATAATGAAAAATAAATATTTTGTAGATCGAATGACCTACACATTACACGATAGTCCAATCGAAGGGCAAAAAGAATACTGGGAAGAAGATATTAACCCAATTGTCATACGTACAAATGATATTGCCGAAGCTAAGCGTATATATCGAGAAGAAGTACAATCATGTAAAGATAAATATGCAGAAGTTATTTTATTTAAATCTTCTAGCGATGAAGATGAAATCATAGATAAATTCAGCACATTAGATAATGACATTTTTATAAGGATATAAGGACCATGATTAGGTTCTTTTTTTGTATATTAGCAATGGACTAACCATGAATGGGAGTTTGGAAGCAAGTTGGGCTTTATTGCAGGTTTAGGCTTTAAAATCAAGGTGAGTTATTAGAAAGGAGGAAAGGTTTGAAAGAGTTATTACCCATCGGAACGGTTGTTACGTTACATCAGGGAACAAAAAAGCTCATGATCATAGGACGCATCCAAAGAGAAAAAACAACCGGAAAAATCTATGATTATGCGGCTTGTCTCTGGCCGGAAGGCAGTATTGATACTCAGCATTTTTATTTATTCAATACGGAAGATGTACATATTTTATATCATATTGGTTTACAAAGCGTTGAAGAATTTCGCTTTCGAAGCATATTGGATGAACAAATAAAAAAATTAGAGGAAGATCAATGA